TGGGTCAACTGGGATAGTGTGCTCGTATGGACAACTAGTGCAAACTGCAAACGGTCCTCTCCAAACAAGATAGTGTGTCTCTTCGGCTTTAGGGGTAGGAATTTCAACAACCTCAATTTCATTATCCCCCCAAAACTCTTTATCACTGCTTGGCGGTAGGCTCATTTTCCAAACTCCTTATCTTTGCTACTCCATCAACTCTTGCAATAAGTTGATCTACAAACTTGTTAAGCAAGTCTAAGGCTAAAAACCTAAATCCTATCTCTTCCAAGTTTCTAGCATCATCAGCCTTTTTTCTAAGTTCTATCGCCAATGCTCCCCTCTTGGAGTTCATATAGTCCTTCAAATAAGCCCACACATCGGACTGGGAGAATGCAAGGATTGCATCATCCAACTTCTCACTGGGTTCTGGTACAGTCTCCTTAGCATTTACGATCTCATGCATCCATTCTGGCATTGGTTTTACTGCATCATCTTGCATATGGCACACCTCCTAAACCTCCCATAACCTCCTGTACTAACTGTTGCAATTGTGGGTCGGATATGTCCATTGCTGGTTGCTGTGGTTGTACTGGTACCCCTGCTTCTGGCAAAGCCTCTGCCTCTGGTGTCTCTGGAGATTTATCAACAATTATCTTGTCCCAATCCCTGATATTTACCTTTAGCCACCTCTTAAATAATTCCCCCAAGTTTATTTCTTTACCTTCCCTCTCAAGAGATTCCACTATCTGGGGATTTTCCAATACTGATTTTAGTACGGAGGTCACTTTTTCCTGCTCCTCTTCCTGGTTTACCTTGTAGGTTGAACCCGGCTCCAAAACAAAATCGTAGTTGGTGTCTAAAGTTCCCTTTTTTACAGAAACAGTCCCCCTTCTTCCCGAGTCAAACATTTCCACTACATCTGGGTAAACCTTTTCTATCTCCTCAATCTCCTCTGCAAATAATCGCATTTTCACATTCTGTTCCTGCTTCTGAACAATCAGGGCAATCCACCTTTCGTACAAATCCTGAATTGTTTCATCCATCATGAATAAATCCCACTCATCCCTTGCCTGTTGGGTAAACATCCTGCTTTCTATGGCCTTAGGTGTTTTACCTAAACTAAAATCGGAGTTTCTAGCGTTCATAACCTCCGTAGAGCCACTTTGATTAACAAGCGCATTAGACAAAAAACTGTAGGTGGATTGAAAAGTGTCAATTCCTTTCGGGGATATATTCATAGGTTGAACATCCACATTGGGATTATCCATAAACCAAAACTCACCTGCTCCCCATTTTATAGAACTCTTTACAACATTATCAGGATTCATATGGAGCGGTGGGAAGATACTAAACTTCACACCCTCAAGATACATATTTATCAGGCTATTTACCGCATACTGTAGGGTCTTTCCTCTTGCAATCTCACCAATACCAATGGGACAATTCATCAAGGGTAAAGCATCTTTGGATATCACAGGCAACATATAGTTAGGGTAAGGTTCATCTGGCACTCGCAAAACATATGGTCGTGAGGTTTTAGAGTCTGCCCTAAGCGGTGCCCAAGTTATCCATTTATCCCGCCTATATTCGTGGATAATTTCTACTCTTGGAAAAGCGGCATCAGATACGGTTGTCGGATAAAAAGTCCTGTCAATAAAAGAGGTGCTATCCTCTTTGTTGGTTGTAACAGCCTCGTCCCCGCCAGTTCTTTCTAGTTCTGCTATTAAATCTTCAACATCCCACACATCAGGAGCTTCTTTTTTTCTGGCTTTTAGCCATGATACGGAAACCACATCTCTTGCCTGAAACCAGTCGGCATCGGAAAGAGAAACTCCAGGTTGCGGAAAAGCGTTTCTAATTGGAAGAAGGTTTATCTCTGGTCCAATATACCCCCGCTTTTTATCCACTCGCCAGGGGACTATGGCAAACATCGTGCCATACACGAGAGAATATAAATCCATAAGCCTAAGCTTAGTAACAAACCTTCTTTGCTCGTTAGCTCTTTTCGTGTAGTAGTCCAGCAATAGGTTCATTAGCAAAGTCTTTCCAATATCGTCTTTAGAGGTTGCGTAAGCTTTACCCTTGGGACTTTGTCCCATAACCCTTGCGGAGCGTTCGTAAACTGCTGTTGAAAGTTTTGGGTCAAATACCCTTGACTTTGTTCCTAAAGACTCCTTGTTTTGCCCGATAAGGATTGCTTCCAACTCGTCCCACTCATCCCGCCTATTTCCCAGCCATTTCTTGGAGTCGGCAAAGTGTTGCTGTACGGAGTCTAAGAGTGCATCATTGTTCTTCTTTTTCATGGCGTTACCTTTCAAAATTACTTGTAAACTATTCTATCAGATTTAGAAATTACTACATCAGTAACCTTTTTTTGGTGTACCCTAATATCAAACCTCACTACACCACTATCCATAGAATTTACAACATCTATGATATCTACAACATACTTGGCACTTTCTTCTAGCACTTTCCTCGCCAAAGTGCCAATAATATCAGGGTACTCCCTAAGTATTGCCTCAACAAGCTTATCCGCCTCGTTTCTTGTCATAAACTTTCTAAAAGCTCCTGCCTGGGGAAACCTGCCATAATTGCGTTATAGTTCTCCCTTCCCATGCTATGCCCAATTGTATTCGCAAGCCCGTAGCGTACCGCATCCATAAGGTGGTCGTCTCCACTCGCTGGCTCGTTTATAAGATTGCCGTCTTTATCTGTCATCCAAAAATAATTTCGGTATTCCTTCAACAGGTTCACACTTCTTTTTGTTACAGATATTCTTTGTTGCTGTACATATTGAATAGACTGCAAAAGGCTACCTTGCCCCTTCGTCGCTCCCACAATATTTACCCCATGCCCTCGTATCTCGTCAATGCTTTTTGGCTCGGCGGAATCAGCAACCACCAAAGCACGGGGAAGATTGAGGAATACATCGGCCAGTTGCTTGTTTGTTTGCCCCCATTGATACAGTACTTCATCTAAAATATAACCTCCATTGTAATAATAAATAGCCACAATCGCTGAGGGGTCGTTGGTATAGCCAAAATCTAGCCCATACCTTTCTAATCTTGCCTCATGGGGGATCTCGTCTATCTGCTCCCAATCTGTAAAAATCCTGCCCTTTGCCTCACCTAAAAGCCCCAGCCCGTAAACTCTCCACCAAGCAGTATTCTCTTTCCTTGCTTCAATTGCTTGCCTTACTCGGGGATCTAATGCTTCGTTGTCCAGATAAGTTAGAGTCAAAAAATCCACATCCTGTTTTGGTAGTACTTGCGTATAGAACCAAAATTCAGCAACAGGGTTCCAATCCAACCAAACAACCTTACTTGTTCGTATCTCTAGCTGAGTATAGGTTTCGTAGGGGATATTGTTGGCTTCGTTTATAAATAAAACATCTCTTCTGGGTCCTCGTACCTTGCCCGGCTGGTCGGCGCTGAAAAATTCTATCTTAGACCCCGTTTCAAAAGTGTAAATGCAGTCCGTTTTGTTCCAATTCGCATCATTCCAATAGCCCCTGTCTTCCATGATGTTTGTAAAATCCCTAATTGCTCCTCTCTTCAGGTGAGGAAAACTTTCAGACACAACAGATACCAGCTCCCCGTGTGTGCTTTGGGCGTAATCTATCAAAACCATCAAAATGGATACAGTCTTGGATGCAGAAGTCCCCCCCGCAACTCCCCGTATTCGTTTACTCAGTTGCAGGATTTTCTTTGTCGCTGTCGTTACTTGGTACATTTTTTATTGACTCTCCCCCTAAAAGGGGCTGTACATTTACTTGGACGTTTGTTTGATTCTTTGGCTCGGGTGGAAGGTCTCCAACCTTCCTTGTCATTAGCTCTAGGTGCTGGAAACTGCCCTTTTTTGCATACTTCATTGTTAGCTCATCAAGTTTTGGAATGATCCTTCTTCGGAGCCTAGCATATTCGGAATAAAACCAATCCTCAAATCCTGGTATTTCTACCCAATCATACCAGGTTCTTCTTGCCACTTCACAATGGGCCGCCACCTTGGATGGGGAGTCTGTTAAAAGCTGTACTGCCGTGTCCAAATACTCACGCATCTTTGGGGTGGGCTCAAAAACTGCAATATCTGTGCGACTTTGTTTGGATATAGCCTTACTCACAACATTATTTTACCACATAGCGATTAACTCCGCAGTCTGGAACATAACCCCCTCAAATACCCAATAACTCACCAACTATAGGACAGACACCCCCTTTTCTAACAAAAATGACCCTAAATCCTTGTTTTTGCTTACCAATAAGGAAAAAAGGACAATGTGGCTGGGGCTAAACACAAGAACACTGGACATTGGACATATATATAATATATGTCCAATGTCCAATGTTCTCTGTTTAACGCCGGCCATTTGTCCAGTATTCTTGTCCAGTGTTATGGGAATCCTTTAATGGCGGGATGAAACAATACTGGACATTTGTCCAGTATCGATGTCCAGTGTTCTGTGATTACAATGGCAGTTGTAGTATTTTTCAAAAAAGCATGTCCAATGATATTATAGGATATATTGTTTACTAGATTTGGGGTAACTCACCGTCGAAAATATCGGTAAAATTTTCGTCCTCTTCAGATGTTTCGGTAAACATATTTCTGACTGTGTACCATTTTTCTTTTCCTCTTTTTATTTCGTTCAATTCTTCTTCTTCTAAAAGTTTCTTTATTGTTCTTTGGATTGTTTTTTCGGACACCCCCCTAGCTTCTCCAAGTTCCACAATTTGTTTTTTGCTCACATATGCAGATGCAGACAGCATATCCATTATTAGATTCTCAATTTCATTAACTTTTGTCTCATCTATAAATTCCTCTACTTCTCCACAGTATTCGAAACCAGATACAGCAGTCTCGCCATTGTCTAAATAATCTACCTTCATTCGGATCATGAACTTATCTAGCTTCTGCGAATCTCTTGCCTTTACTTGTTTGAGTGTTAGCTCAGTTTTCGATTTTGCTACGGGCTCTAATCTGAATGCAGTAAAAAGTTGGGCGTTTATGTTAGAGGAACCCCTAAGTCTTTGGCTGTCATTTCTAAAAACTCCTTGTGAGGGTTTATTTTCATGGTGAAGAACAAGGTAAGCAATTCTAGGGTACAGAAGCCTGATAGCTTCGAAAAAATCCTGAGTATCTACGGCAGAGGATTCATTTCCCACCATAAAATCTACAAACGAATCGATAACTATGCAGTGAATTTCTTTTTTCGCAACAGTGGTAGATATGGCCTTTGCAAAATCGGAGGCATTCCCCCTACCGTCGGAGAGGGTAAACTTTTCGGGATAGCGCAAATAAAAGATGTTTTCATTATCTGCACCCATAGCTTTAGCTCTTTTTTGGATCATGCTTCTGGGGTTTTCTTTATCTAAAATCAAAACATTATGTTTTTCTTTTACTTCAAACTTTCCTAGCCAGTCTTGGCCATCTGCCAAAGCCTTAGCAACAGAGAGGGCAAGTAGTGATTTTCCCGTACCTTCTGCGCCGTAAAAAAAACAAAATCCCTGTCCGTACAAAATATCCTTTATCAGCCATGCCTCCTGCGTGATTTCCTCTCTCACTATGTCTGCCAAAGAGTCTACAGTGAAGTCTTCGGGAATGTTGGAGGCTTCCCAATCGGAAGCTGTTTGCGCCTTTCCCATTAGTTCCACAAAATCAGAACTTTCCTTTTTACTGGCGAAAAAATCTGAGATGTCTTTATATTCTTCTGGTAAAGTTACTACTAAGGCATTTGGGAAAAAAGAGAGGAGATTTCGTACTCCTTTTTTACCCGCCTCGTCGTTATCCAAGCAAATAAATATTTCTTTCCCCTGTAGCAATTTAACAAAAGATTCTTCAAACTTTCCTGCCCCTGATGTAGTAGTAACTGCAGGTATTTTGTTTTGACTTAGGACTATGCAATCTATTTCCCCCTCGCAAATCACAATTTTTTTCTCGTCCCTTACACGGTGGTAATTAAAAAGTGCCGAGTGACTTCCCAGTGCGTTTTTATATTTTGGCTCTGTCCCTTCTTTTGTAAATTTTAAATTCCTAGACTTATAAAAAAGAAAGTTTCCGTCTGCATCGTGTATGGGTATATTTAAATAGTTCTCATCGTAAGTAATACCAAAAGATTTAATAGATTCTTCGGTCAAGGCGTGTTCCTCTATATATTCTTGAGCAGTCATTTAGAAAGTTCCTCTACAGCAGTTTGGAAACTGCAATTTTTTAATTTTTGATAAAAGTCTATAACATCCCCGCCACCGCAACCCCCGAAGCAGTAGTAAGTGTTTGTATTTGGGTAAATTGCAAAACTACCCCGAGTTTCCTCATGAAAGGGACACTTGCCCATAAGTACTTTACCAGTTTTTTTTGTTGGATATGTATAAAGGTTTGTTATTGGAAACTCCTTTGCTTTCCTAATTTTGTCGTCTATTATCGGGGATTTCTTCTCGCTGTTAAATAGCATGTCTCTAATTTTACACACCTATAAATGATTGTCAATGACTACCAATGCCCATGAATGCTTGACATACGCTAAAGAAGCTGATAAATTATAAAACATGGAACAACAGATAAGAGAAAATGATGAGGTAGCACTCAAATTTATGGACTTGGCACAAGTTGCCGATTATTTGAAGGTAAGCATTGGGACAGTTTACAGATATATAGTTGATAAAGAAAACCCCCTACCTTCTTTCAAAATAAGCGGGAAAAATATCTTGGTGCGAAAGGAGGAGTTGGATACTTGGATTGAGTCACACCGCAGGGAGGTAGAAAAAAGTAGTCCATGTTTACACTAAGGGAATATCAGCAAGAGGCTGTAAACAGGCTTTTGTGGGGGGTAAATTTAGAGGGCGGAGATTTATGCGTTCTTCCTACTGGGGCGGGTAAAAGTCTAGTTATTGCGGAGCTTGCAACAGCTTTAAATAAACCTATCCTAATACTTCAACCTTCTCGGGAAATATTGGAACAAAACGTGGAAAAGATTCGTGCCTATGCAAAAGACTCAGATATTGGGATTTACTCGGCTTCTGTTGGTAGAAAGTATATTAGTAAATACACTTTTGCTACCATTCAATCTATTTATAAGAAACCCGAAGAATTTGCTCATTTTGGCTATGTGATTATTGATGAGGCACATTTAGTAAATCCTAAAAACTTGGACGGGATGTTTACTAGCTTCCTGCGTGAAATAGGAAACCCAAAAGTAGCGGGGCTTACTGCCACCCCCTATAGAATGGACGTAACTTATGAGCCCAATGGATGGGGAGGATTTATCGCCCATACAACCACAAAATTAATAAATAGAATGAAATATCGTTTTTGGCATCGCATACTCTTCAATATAAATCTTGCGGAGTTGATACAAGAAGGTTACTTGCAACCACTGCGCTATTTTGACAAAACAGTACTTGAGCACGAGGAAATACCCACAAATGTAACTAGATCTGATTTTGATTTGGGGGCTTATAGTGGCTTGTTGCAGGAAAAAGAGGGGGTGGTGTTAGAGGCTATTTTCTTTGCACAGGAGATGGGGAAGCATGTGTTGGTGTTTTGTAGTTCTGTGGAACAGGCGGAAAGACTGCAAAAACTTGTTGAAGGTGCAAAAGTAGTTACTGCTAAAACAAGTAAAAAAGAGCGAATAAAAATAATAAAGGATTTTAGAGAGGGAAGAATTCAAACAGTTTTTAATGTTGGGGTTCTAACTACTGGTTTTGACTTTCCCGAATTGGATTGTATTGTCCTCCTTCGTCCCACCCAATCTATTGGTCTTTACTATCAAATGCTCGGGCGTGGGGTTAGGGTAGCTCCCCAAAAGAAAGGTTGCGCGGTGATAGATATTACAGGCACTGTAAGGAGGTTGGGTAGAATTGAAACAATAAAACTTGTAAAACAGGAAAAGTGGGAACTTATCTCTGAGACTGGGAGTTGGCACAATTTCCCCCTATATGATTTTGAAATTACTGGGAAAGTTAAACGCTTTCAATCCTAAAAATTAAATGTATAATATACACATGAAAAAGACAGCACAAATCCATATTGTACTAAGTCCAGAACTTAAGAAAATGTTCCAAGACATTCTAAAATCTCGTCATATCAAGGCTAGTGCTTGGCTTCGTGAAAAAATAAAAGAAGAAGTCATACAAAACGCTTGACAAGATTTATAAATTATGTATAATTCCTTTCAGTATGAAGTTACAGAAAGGAAGCCCAGACATGACGAATCCTTTTTTAGAAAATTTAGAAACTTTAGAAAGTTTCGCAAGGGACTGTTTCGCACCAGTTTCCTACCAGACTGCAAAGTATTTAGTTACCCTCAGGAATGCTCATTACCTAAACGATAGTGCCTACTGGCAGTACCTTGGGCGAGCAAAAGAAACCTCTCACGAATGCCCCTGTTGCGGCGGGAAGGCAACGGCAAAGGAGATTGTAGAATTTCAAACCTGTAGCACCTGCCATTCAGAGTTTCTAGGAATAGCCCATGACCTTTCTTGGGACGAGGCTTGGGCAGAGGCGGCGGAGGAGTCAAATGAATAGTACGGCAAACAGGAGAGGTGGATTTTACTGGATAGATGATAAGCCGTTTGTATCCGTGACGCAAGTGTTGCAGGTGATAGACAAGCCAGCTCTTCGCTACTGGTACGGAAATCAAATCTATTGGGAAATGGTTAAAGACCCTAACCTTGACGAGAAAGAGGCAATGTCTCGCCCCTACCAGACGAGTAAAGACGCTATGGCAAGGGGTACGACTGTGCACACAATCGTTGAGGCATGGGAAAATATAGGGGATGTGAGGGGGTTACAAAGTCAGTTTGCAGGATACGCAAGGGCGTTTGATGAATGGAGACAGACATTCAACCCAAAGCCACTGGAGCATGAGAGAACAGTTATATCTAAAAAGTACGGATTTGCGGGGACTTTGGATTTACTGGCGGAGATTGGCGGGGAAAAGTACCTGATAGATGTAAAAACAAATGCTGATGCTAACCTTTATGACGAGGTGCAACTCCAACTCTCTGCCTACGAACAGGCACTAAAAGAGGCTGGGGAAAGGGTACATGGGCTTTATGGGCTTGCATTGGGAGAGAATGGAGAATTTAACTTTAAGAAGTTTGATAGCGATCTTCTAACTTTTCTTTCTGCCAAGAGACTTTGGGAATGGCAGAACAAGGGAAGGTGTAATAAGGTTGGTTATAAAGGAGGTGATACCAAATGAAAGATGATTGGCAAGAGATAGGTGGGCAAACAATGTGGAACTTTAAGGAGCTTGGAAGGGGCGCTGTACTTGTTGGAACTTATCTAACTATGGAAGAAAATGTTGGTGAGAACGGAAGCAAGATGTATAACATAGAGAGGGAGAATGGGGAACTGATGGGAGTTTGGGGCAATGCTGTTTTGGATAGGAAATTCCTACAAGTAACTCCTGGAGAAATGGTTCGCATAGAGTATCTAGGGACTGCAAAGGGGAAAACTGGTAGAGAGTATCACGATTTCAAAGTGTCCAAAAAACCAGCCCCCTTTAAGGAGGTCGGGGATAGTTTGGATATTGACAAATTACTAAACTAGGGCGTTGGGAGGTCGGGAGGCTGGGACAGAGCCTCCTGACTTGAAATCTGGGGGAGAAATTCAATAAGTCTGGGCAGGATTTATTCTTCATACTACCTCTCCCCCAGATTCTAGGGCTTTGTAGGAAATGGTGCGACTTTGTAGTTTTTAACGATAACTTAAATCGTATAGAAATAACACGAATTGAAAGAGACGAGGGAATGATAAAGAAGCTACAAGAAGGACTTGCACAAGGGATAAGGCAAATTAAAGAAATTATGGAGAAAATAAATAGAATTATTTACAAGTAGTTTTGAAAGGAAAATAACATGGCTAAAAAATTCGAAAAGCTAGAAGAAGCAGTATTGGGGTTTGTTGAAAACAAATGGCTTTTCCCAGAAGGTTGGGGTGACACAAAAATAATCAACGAGGATATGAAATTCAGGTCTTACTTTGATGATAAAAGAACCTATTTCGATTTAGACTTCACCTTCGAAGATTACAAAATATCTTTAATGGGAAGATCCGGAAGCTTTGTTGTAGAACATCCTTTGGGGATGGTCGTTTCGGAAAATAAGCTGGTTGAACTTCTTACACAAGTTCGTGACTATTTTTCCAGCAACAAAGATAAAGAGGAACAAGCCAGAATTGAAAAGATTCATCAAATTAGAAGTAACATAACAAGTCAAAATAAGGAACTTAGAAAATTATTAAAGGAAGGAAATCAAGATGGAAAAATTAAAAGTACGAAGTGAATCAATAAACGAACACACAATTCGTTATTTTCAGGCATATTCGGCTCTCCTCTAAGGGAGGTGCGGGATTTGCCTGTTGGGGGGGGTGTACAAACGATCTTCTTGGAAAGAGGTGGAAGTAGAGAAAACAATGGCAAAAACACCTAAAAGCAAAAAAGCAAAAGGAATGAGATTTGAACGAGAATGTGCGAAGCGTATTGAGGAAAGTTTTGGGAGTGTCCGCAAAAAGAACCCCACTATCGGGGGCTATAACAGATTGGAAAGGCGATATAACAACATACTCTTTACCTGTTTCTTGGGAGTGCAAAAACCAAGAGAGGCTTAACTTTAGAGACGCCTTTAGACAAGCTGAGAGTCAGGCTACTGGCAGTCAAATGCCAGTACTGCTAACGAGTAGGAATAATGACAAACAGGTACTTGCGGTTTTAGATTTTGAAGATTTGTTGCTTTTGATGGATTGGGCGATAAAGGGTGGGTGGTTAAAAAATTAGAAAGTTTATAAATTTTAAGGATAAAAATGAAATGAATAACGAGAATAGATTAAAAGTAGCAACCATATTTGAGGAGTTAAGAAAAAAGTGCGCAAATGATCTAAATCCTGCAGAAGCATCGAGACTTCTTGTAGCTATATCCTCTTTATATGGGACTTTAATTGATATTTTTATAGACGCACAAATGGACTATAACCGCAAGTATGAGGCATTTGCTGACGAAGTAGAAAAGATAACCGAAGCGAGAGCAAGGGCAGAGGCTAGCGACGAATACGAACAGCAATTAAGGTGGGAAGGTAAGGTTAAAGTATGTGGGGAACTTATTGACTCACTAAAGTATTTATTAAAAGTTAAACTAGATGATTGGGAAACCTTGTTAGGAGTCAGGGACAGAGACTCCTAACTTGGAACCTGTGCAGGAGAGCGTCCAAATAGTCCCTCTTGCACAGATTTCAAGTCCTGTACGGTTACTCTAGGCTTCCTTTTGGGGGCGTGGACATACTGTTTAGGGCTAGAGGAGAGAATTGCACCTATCAATCTTTTTTTAGTTAAGAAAATGAATAAGATTAATAAAAAGAAAATAATAAAAAATAACAAATGGTGTTATATGATTACTCCCGGCAGTATAATAATCAAGCCTCATTGTAAACATTGCTTTAACTGGTACATAAATACCGCTCCTCTCAGTACCATATACTTTACAATTGGGAGGAAGTGTGCTTAGGGAACTACTAGCTATGGCAAAAACACCAAAAAGTAAAAAAGCAAAAGTATTAGCACATTTTCTAGGACTATTGCTTTCTTGGAATTTTCCTGTATAATAATACCATTGTTCCTTTCTGTAAAAGGTGGTGGGAACTGGGCAGAACCCACCACCTTTTTTGTACCTATTTACCCTCGTAGGTTTTAAGATACTCTTCTATGTCTCTCCCAAGTATCCTGTATGATCCAAAACCTTTTTTAGTTTTTAGTCTGGGTAATGATTTAAGCTCCCCACTTTTTATCAGTCTCAAGACAAAGGATACATTCTTTTTACCTTTAGTGTTTAATATCAACCCTTCATTTGCTATCTCTCTAGCTGAGTAGATCTTGTCCCTGTTTAACATAGTTTTACACCTTCCTTTCTATGCCATTCCGAGAAGTTTGCACAACTCCATAATGGCTATATCTAATAAAGCTACCTCTTTGCTATCTTCACAAAAACCTGCAAGTAGTAGTAGATCTCTTTTAATTTTTGCCTGTGCAAGTTCGTACTTTACCTTTCTGTATTCTTCCATAGTTGTTCCTTTCTATAACTTGTTACTTTACACACCCCGCAAAAGACCCGTTAGAAAATGCAACCCAATCGTCAAACTTTCCTTTACCATCCCCAATATTTCCATCAGACCTATCCCATATCCAGTACGCTACCTCAAGATTTTTATCCGCATCCAATAAGTCCTTAGTTGTGTAGCCAAACTCTTTTTCAACTATGCTTTTCCAAGTAGGCAAGTTGATTTGTGCAATCCCAACATCCTTAGTGTCCCAGTTTATTGCATCCTCACGAAGCCCACTTTCGCACCTGAAAACAGCAAGTGCTATATACCCATATTGCAGACCCCATTTCTCAACGATCTTTCTTTCTATCGGCTTTAGCTCATCTATAGGTCTTTCTGCCTCTTTAGCTAGTGGTGATAGTATTTCCTTTGGCTTTATCTTTTCTATCCTGTATGGCTTTTGGACTTTTAGCTCCACGGGTTTTTGAAAGATAAACCTATTTTTTGTTTCCCAATCGGCAGCGTATTTTGCAGTTGTCCCAACAAGTACTAGCACCATGAAGGCTATTACAATAGATGCTTGTAAAAACATACTTTTTTCTTCCAAAGTCCCACTATTCCTCATCTTCATCCACCTCCTCTTCTAAGTCCCATTCTATGGTGTCTGGATACACATGGTCTTCCAGCATCTTTCTATCTATCAGCTTTTTGGCTTCCGCTAGAAAGTTTTCCACCCTCTCCACATCTCCTCTATCCCCTAAATTTAAGATGTAATCCAATAAATCTAGTAACCTGTTTCTTCTTGCTACTTCTTCCTCTTTTGTCATTTTTTGCTCCTTTCTATGAAAAATCTATAATCCTCTTGCAACAAAACCAGCAAGGCGTAGTAACCCTTTTCTTTGCAATGCTATTGCTAGCTTTACTCTTGCAAAATATATGATTGTTCTCATTTTTTGTTCCTTTCTCTGTCCGAATTTTGTAATTGAAACAATTATACACTTTACCAAACATTTGTCAACTATTGAAAACTTTTATACAAGATGGCTAAAAAAGCTAGGAAAACATTGACTTTAGTATCTTTAGTATTAAGATTTATTCATGGGTAATCAAAAGTCAACCCCAACAAAGTGTCAATGGTGCGGGCTACTGATGTCCGCTAAAAGAAATAAGAATCTTTTGTCCCTAACCGATGGGAAATTATATCCAGTAAAAATAGGGGGGAAAATACACAATGTTTGCTCTTTATGTCTTAGAGACTTGCAAAGAAATCCTACTATAAGAAACTGGTTAAAAAATAGAACCTGTGATTGTTGCCACATGCCTTCTGGTTTACTTTTTATGGGAGACAAAATAGGCAGACTATCATCTAAGGTTATTGAGGGCAGGGAATACAAACTCTGTCCAGATTGTAAAGCCAATATAGATAAGAAAACTTATAATAGATTTTTAATTTTTAGGTACAAAAGAAACAAGGGGACTACCTAAAAATCATAGATAGCCCCCTCTAAATGCTACACCATCCGCAAACATTTTCTTGCAACACTGGCTGTGAGATAGAAAACCAAACCTGCAAAATCCCCACCAATCACAGTACAGGTATATGTTTTTCCGCTCACACGGACAACTACCAATGTGCCACGAGGGATGAGTTTATCGCCAACAGTGATGTACCCAGTCAAAACAGCACCAAAACCCCGTTCAGCAGTCATTTCACACCTCCATTTTTTCGCAACCATTCTTCAGTCCTACCGCCACCAGACATTCTCATACGGGATTTGATACTTTGCACAGCACGATGCATTCCCAAAGCCCTGTGCCTTTTTGCGTGGCATTCAAGACAAAGCATTACTGCGTTATCCAAAGTATCCTCACCACCAAAGGAATGTGGAAGTTTATGGTGGCAATCAAGTTGCCAGCCTTCAGAAAACTTTCTTCCACAATCCTCACATTGACCATTCGCCCGAGCGAAAGCCACTTGCCGTACCGCCTTAGGGAAGTTTCCCATTTTGCACCGCCTATGGTGTTTGTGTCATCCTGTTTATCCACCTATCGGAAGCAACAAAATACCAGTTGTTCCGACCACCACCAACGATTCTCCAGATCACCTCTCCATTCAGGTAGTCCCTTCGGATACGAGTGTTTACATGGAGAGTGATTACATCGTGCATCTCACGAAGGTAAACTGTAACCTCTGGTACTTCACAGCGGATTCTTCGCACCTCGTACATCTCGCACCTCCTATTTGGTTGTCAAAAGTACAAAAAAAACCCCGATTAGGAGTCTTTATTTATAGCGGACAGTGTCATAAAATTATTTTACATCATTTTTATATGCATGTTATATCTCCAGCCACAAAGACTTATTTTGTCCGTCTTCTGGTTTTAGATTCTTGTAAATC